TAAAAACAAACCTGCTTATTGCAGGTTTTTTTTCGCCTATAAAAAAAGTTATCCCCACAGTGTCAATTAGTAGAGCAATGAACTACTATTTTGGCTGTTGTAGCCGCGCGAAAAAAATGTAAAATGAACCCACTAAAAATGTAAAATGGGCGACCTATTCCAAGTCGCTTAAAAAGTAAATAAACCGCCTGTTTTGTAAATATTGATACTCCAATGGCTCTGCTTATATATACATATATAATTAAAATAGTATTAGAGTCTATCAAAACATAGTAATACAAATAATTTAAAGGTGATTAAATCCCTGTCAAACCACCTTTAATGCGACTTAAATAACAAGCCACGCTCAACTATAATCAACAACTAACACAACACCTTTTCCTATATTTGTACCCGTATCATTTTTGTACGCGACCAATGTGGAATGTGATTTCTTTGGCAATGCGTCTAAGTTTTCGGCACTCGGTTTGATTTGAATAATATCTCCATCCCATGTTATTTCATCCGTTTCACTGGATATAACAATCGCGCCTGCAATCAATTCAATCTTTGATAAAAGCGCAGGATTTAGTGTGTTGTTGCCATTTACAGGGTCTCTGACGTTAACGCGAAACTTTTCGACATTAGCCCTATCTTTGATGAATTTGAAGACGTAATCCATATTACACCGCGCTTAGTTCACGCACGAACGTTTGTAATGCCGGTATTTGTACTGTATCTCCCGCATCATTAGTGATAATGCGATCTGTTGCGTCTAAACATAGTAGTACTTCGGTGCCTGTGTCGTTAAAAATCAACACAACGAGATCATCAATGGCGTCGGCTGTGGCTACAGGGTCAATAGATTTGCCGTTGATTGTTATTTCTAAATCTTCACCGTTTGCAGCCAAGGTAACATCTGCCCCTGTCATTGATGCACTAGCAATCACCTTATTTGTCGCTTGTACATGCGTATCAGCTTTTAATACGTCAAGTGCTAACGCTATTTTATCTGCGTTATCTTTGATGTATTGAGCGCCATATTGTTTAACCTTATAGTGTGAAAAATTCATAGTAGTACCTTTTAGTGTATGTGTTTAATTGTGTAAGTGGGTGTTAATAGTTCAATGCTGTACGTGGGTGTTAATAGTTCTAGTGTAATTTGGTCAATATCTATGTTTAATTCATTAGCAATATTACTTTCGATAATTTCTATTAATTGCGCTTGAGTTAATTGTTCGCTCACCAAGGGTGACACTGTTAAATCAACGTTGATTTGTTGGGTAGCGTATTGCGTTAATTGCTCAGTAATAACCGCGTTAGCAATGGCACTTACATCAATGTTGGCCGCTGCCGCTTGAGTAAATTGCTCAGTTTGAACAACGGAAACAAAGATACCGCTGTATTCATCAACGTTAACTGTTACCGCTTCAGTAACTTGATCGCATGTAATAGCGCTAAGTGTTGAGCCTTGTATTATTTCACTATTAATATTTTGGGTTATTTGTTCGCTAATCACTAGTTGAATAGCTTGTAATTCACTCGCACTTAACGTTTGTGATTGTACTTTTTGCTCACTAACGACAACGCTTATCTCTTGTGAATCGCTGCTCGTTACATTAACCGCTAAAACTGAAGTTAACTGTTGAGATTGAACGGCTGTTATTAACTGCTCATCGTTAGCGTTACTTTTTATGTTTTGCGTTAGTTGTTCGGTAATAACCACGCTAGGATTATTAATGGTTGCTATTGCTGATAAAACAGATTGCGTATGCTGCTCTGCATTGATAATTACAATTTCTTTTGCTGTATGTATACCAACAAGTTGAGATTGTGTTAACGCCTGAACTGTTATTACATCTACTGATTGAACACCTGAAGCAGCTATAACCTGTGTTTGCGTTAATTGCTGTGCTGATATAACAATAATGGCTTGTTCTGAGCTTGTAGCTGTATCTACATAATAAGCAAAGCTAGCAATGTCGCTACCATTCCAACCCTTACCAACAAGGTTTGTGTCAGCCCATGCTTGGTTGATGCGATAATCGTTTAATGCTTCATCTACGAATGCGTTGGTGAAAGGTACCGAGCCAGTACCTATTCCTAAGTCTGTGGCTGACGTGCCTGAAGATATGTTATTTGACCCTGTAGTCGTATTTTGAAATTCACCCTTTACAACATTATTTGTAGCTAGAAATCCTGCACTGCCTACCGCATAACTCGCGTTATCCCCTACGATTACGTTGTTTTCTAACACCCCTTTATTGACTGAGCATAGCACCCCATATAATCCAGATGAGGGGTTATTGATGAATGAATCTCGTAGCACGAGCTGCTCGGGGTTCCCTGAATTATTGCGTAAATACACCGCATAATTCTCAGTAACAGCTACACCTTCACTGTATCTAATATCTAGCTGTTTAAGTAAAAAAGCCTTGTCGACTGATGCAGGTGCATACAAAATACGGTGATTCTCAGTCCCTTCTAACCCTAGATCATATAATTCTATACCTCCATATGCACCTTCTGGAAAACTAAAAGCATAGCTAGCGTCTACAGCGGTTTTAACTTTTGTTAATTCATCCCAGTTGCCGCCTGTGGGTGTAACTTCACCGTGAACGATATAGGCTCCAACATAATTATTATACCCAAAGTGTTGAACACCCGTAAATTCACCCAACATGACTAATTCAGATATGCGACCATCAATACCTTGCGCATTAAAGAAGCTTGTAGCATCTATGTAATCCTTACTTCCATCTGCTTTAGCATAGAATACATCTCTAGGTAGAATAGGCTGCCATTTGGTCGTGCCTACATTTGTGATAGCTGCGTGATTGTTATGATTCAGCTCAATTAAACTGTCGTCATCACCTGTTGTACCATCAAATAAATACGTATTAACAGTATCAGTGACTTCGATAGTTTTAACGACACCTGTATTAACGATATGATTACCTGATCCGCTTATAGGTAGTATAGATCCATCGAAATACGTTGTTGTACCTGTATAAGCACCTGTTAGCAACAGTGTTGCTGTGGTTGTTGTAGTGAACTGACAACCAATAATTTCGTTATTCTCAACGATATAACCACTATCTACAGGTAGCCCGCTTAACGTACAAACCAACGAGCTTGTATGACTTTTTACGTTGTCGCTATGCGACTGATTAAAGTCGAATATCTCACGTACATCAGTATTGTGAGTACCTGAAATTATTTTGATAAGTACAGGCGTAGTACCGTCAAGTGTAAACGTATCTGTACCAGTGTAATTAGTAACAGCTCCGTCTGAGTCGGTTAAATCTATATCATAAGCACCCGTGAAAGGTATTGACATTTGCTCTGTTGTTGTTGATAGCTTTAAACCATACTCTTGTCTAACATCGTCTTCAGTCTTGAAAATTTGGTAAGGATTAGCTATTACATCTACTTGATCTTCAACTGTCAAACTAGAGATGTCAGCACCCATACGATAACCGTTAGACAGCTCACCTAACTCATTGTTGGTTATATCTGTAGCCACACCTATAGCGTCATTAACTATACCTAAAACACTCACTAAATCATCGGTGGTTAAATATATCTCTACACCATTAGCAATTAACGTATTAGCGATAGCGTTTTCAGTGTTCCATTGGGCAGGGATTAATATTTGACTAGGGAATATAAGCTCACTCATAGCTTACACCTAGTACTTATCTACGGCTTTAACCAATACATTAAACGCATCAGTTCTATTACTTACTGCTCTCCATTGGGTCCAACGACCATAATTGTGTTTTATTTCAGCAATAGTATTTAACTGTCCTGCTTTGATGACAATGCTACTATCAACGGGGTTTGGTAACTCTACAAACGTACCTGAAATCTCACTCTCTTGTGATACAAATAGTTTGATTTGAGTGTTGTAAGTGACAGATTCGGTTAGTTCAAATAACACTTTTAGTTTCTTGTCGTTACTGCGTACTACTTTAATGTCACTTGAGCCAACTACACTGTAGCTCATGGTGCCCGTTGTTTCACCGAAAGTTAGTAACTCTGTTTTAGCTTCATCAAACTCAGCTTGCGATATATTCTCAAAAGGTTTTTTGGTTGCTAACGCTAAAACAGCAAATTTATCATCTGGATCTAAGTCACCAGCCGCCACGAAAGCATCTAGCATTAACACATGAGCTGAGCCTTTGGTGGTATGAGGGTTAAATGAAATTGGCCCCTCTTTATTGACTTTATGAATAATGCCACTTGCGGCATCAAAAAGAATATCGTTAGTATCTAAAGTGTGAGCTATTAGTTTTCGCCATTTTCCATTTAACTGTAAATATTCACGTAAATAATCGGCATTATCTAGTATATAAGTAGTATATGCTTGCACTTCAGCTAATGTTTTTTCAGGATTCACTTGTACGTATTGATTCAAATTCATATTGTCTTTTCAACCTCTTTTTTATTGCTGTTTTTAAACCTGGCAAACTTTACATTTTCAAAACCTAACTGCGCTAAAAACGCTTTAAACTCTCGATAATCTAGTTTGGTAAACGCATCGCTTTGCTTATTAATTAACAGCTCAATATGCGGTTCTCCATCCGTTATCGTAATTACTGCTGACGCTTTAAACTCTTCACCGTGAACTTTAGTCTTTCTAGCAAATACTTGCTTTAGCTCAAAATTCCAATTGCCTACTTGTTTGTGCTTATTCATCAACCAACCCCTGCATCCTTTCCCACGATAAGTGTGAAAAGCTTTGAGTAACATAGTAATTCCTTGAAAGTTATACTTATTCGAAAAATTGTTGCCTAGCTAAACCAAAAGTTAAAAATATACTATCGAACTCAGCTTGATTATTTGCAGTTAACCTTGCCTTTCCTGTCTTTGTTTCTAGTTTTGGGTACAAAGGAAAAGGAATGCCACCTAATGCTATTGATTTATCTATCATTGTTGATATTGCAGATAAACCATTTTGATTGCTTTCATTTAAGCTAATCATCTGACCTTGTATTTCAATGCCTAATGCTTTTTGTTGCTTTGATGTAAGTGGGGCAACAATAAAGCTTGCCGATGCCTCATCATAAATTTTACCTCTATATTTAAAATTAGGATCGTAATCAAGCGCAATCCAGTTTTCCAAGTCCTCTGGCACCGGTGATAACTGCATATTTTTCAAATCAGTTTTTAGTATGTAAACTTTTTCGTACATTATGAACCTCCTATATTCATGCCTTGAATTTTGTGTATAATTGCGTTTTCTGCAATGTCTGTTAAATAAGTTCTTTCAGCATTAGGGCTTACTCTCCAATAGTTACTTCCATAGCCAGTCCACAACATAAAATCATCGTAATCTGAGTTTGCAATATCATCCTCAATTGCTTGAACTGGGTACATCACAGTTTCTATAAAATCATCACCATCATCTGAGCCAGTAACAACCAAGAAATCAAAATTAGTGTAAGGCTCTGTAAGACCTATATTACCAGAGCCAAACCCTCCTGCGCTTTCATACAACGTTTTAAAAACGGGCTTTACAGCTGAAAAAGCAGGAGTGCCTGCCCTAAAGTCGTCACAGGTTAAAGTTGAAATAGCGCCTTGTAATTTCACAGCGTAAAAAATGTACTTAACACTTGTGCCTTCAGGAGCGCCCTCATCAACAAAAGCATCTTGCATTGCACTCATGGTTGAAAATGATCCATAACCACCTAAATCCAAAGAGTAGCCTGTTATAGTCTTATCATAAACAGGCGTACCGCTAACTATATTGCGATAAATACGTATACGCCATTTAGGTGCAGTCGCTGAATAGGTGCCGCTACTCGCTTCTATACTGAAGCTAACAGCGGTTGATGGATTTACAGTGATATAACTTAACGCATATTGCCCACCTGAGTTAACTGTCGCTATATTAGTGCTAGCAAGCCCTCCTTGGCCCAGGTAATTTGGATTTATTGCTTTTATTACCGCGTCAGATATTTGCGATGTTCCTGATATAAAACCATTTTGAGGTATTCCATTGATAAGTGCTTTAGCTTCACCGTCAACTTTAGCAACACTAAACACGCTTTTATTTGTGGCTGCGTCAATAACTGAGATGGGTGAGTTACTATTTGCATCAATATTAACTTTAAAGTCTGAGCCATGTGTGGATTTCAGGGTTAGTTTTTCAGCCGTAATTGTTTGAGAAAACAAATCAGTAACATCAATAATGCTTGCGCCGATAACACTGGCAGCGAAGAAGTTAGCTATATTGCTTGAGTCAAACCCACCACTTAAATTCTGACCTATGGTTGCGCCTACGGTGGAATTATTTGCAATACCTCCAAGCTTAGTGTTTGCAGTGCTATCTAAAGCTGCTAAAGACTTATTGGTAATTTCATTAGAGTTTAAGTTTACTGAGTTTTGCGTAGCTAGTGCACCTTGTCCTGCTATTGAAGCTGCTACATTGTCTGAAGTTATATCAGCTCCATTAGTTACATTGCCTAAGCCTACATGTGCAGCATCAATATTGGATGGGTCCATCAGCAGCGCAGGTATAGGGGTCTCAGACCCATCCAGTTTCTGTACCAGAGGTTGGAAGTACGCTGTTTTGCACCCTACCTGAGTACGGTACTGAGAAATTCTGAAAGTTAAACTATTTGCATCACTTCTTAGTCTAAACTCAGTGGCAGCAGTAACTAGTTTACCTGTAACTGGGTCCCACCAACCAGAATCACCAGATTTTGTGGTTCCAGCGTAGTCCGTACCGTGTGTTACAGCTACAAGTAAATACCACTTACCTGCACTAGGAGGTATTAAACTAGGAAAACTGTACGGGTTAGTGTTATTGGTAAGTGTGCCTAAATTCATCACCTCATAAGAACCATATCCCATATAAAAATTTTGTTCGTTAGTGTCTCTATATACCCAACAGCTAAAGCGGTATGTCGCTTTATTATCATATAAACTACCGCCAACTGTTGTTGCAAACCCACCAGACCAACCACCTGAGGGGTCCTGATTAACTTCTGTATTAAATTCTATTACAGGTATAAGATTGCCGAAAGGCCCTGCTTGGTACTTAACAACATTACTTTGAACGTTAGCTGTACCGTATACAGTTAAGCCTCCGTAAGGAAGTACTGCGCCTATCCCTACACCAGAAGTGTCAATAAGGTTTACTGCAGATCTTGCTACAGCATTACTCTCCGCAGTATCAGCATAATTAGAAGCTATTAAATTAGCGGCTGAATCAGTTTGATTAGCCGTAGCATTTAAAGCCCCTGAATAACCTAGCCCTGCTATGGTGGTACGGCCTAAATTCACGGGATTATTATTACTATCTAAATAGGAAAGATACCCGTCAATATCTAATGAGACTTGTCCGTTTGACACTCGATGGTCGTTATAATCAGTTACATCTGCACCACTAAAAGGTAAGTGTAGCCAATTAGTCGCATCAAGTATGCCTTGCTCAGTCACCGTTGTATCAATGTTACCCACCTGTTGGTTGGTGTAATTATTAGCACTAGCAATAGCGAGAGTATTTTTTATACGGTTATCGTCATAATCGGTTATATCAGCACCCACAATAGTGGGCGCTATCGTAATGTTAACTGTTTTTGTGGCTGCGCTACTTCGATGCACTAAATTTTCAGCGTAAACGCTAGCGGTATAAGTACCTACTGGTATTGTTGTTAAATCTAGGCGCGGCTCAAAAGAAACGGTAGATAACACAGTAGTGCCGCTGCTGTTCACTAATTCTATCGCCCAGTTTCTTATCGCTGTATTTTGAACATCATCCCACGAAAAATAACCTTGTATAGCACCCATTATAACCGTGTGATATTGCAAGTTTGCAGGAGCATCAATTCTAAAAGGTGACGCAAGACTTGTGTCGGTATACTCTTCGGTTACGTCATTTACAGCCCAAGGATAAATTGAGTTTTGATGTTCTACCGCTTGAAAATCAACAGCACCATCTTCCAAGTCAATAGATACTGATTCGATGCGAAAAGGCTTAGCATTCCAGCCTAAAATAGTGCTGTCTAGCGTAATGACATCACCTGCTTCAACCACTAGCGTTTCAGGGGTGCCTGAGAATAACGCACCTATCAATTGACGACTACGGTGCGCAATAACATGACCCATTTGTAGCGCTTCGGCTTTAGTGTTTATGGTCTTAAATTCAAATTCACCCAATAACAACTTGTCGCTATCTTCTGCTTTCCATGTTTGATGTAACGTATCGTCATCAGGAAAAAACGCTTCATCATCTTTGCCTGTTAATACATTCCTGAATTTGATAATAACTTGGTTGTATCGCTCGCTTTGACTGCCGCCTTTACATTGTATAGCGCCTACTAGCTTATCTTTGGTAAACGCGAATACAGGCGTATCGTCTTTTTCAATCGCAATGCGGTACTTGCCATCTGTTTCAGGCAATATTGCACGTATACCGCCTAGCAATATTTCAACATTTTCTTTGATAGTGTTTTCAGGGTCCAAGTTAACATTACAAGTAAATACTGGCTCTGTTATTGTTACAGTACTTACGTCCCAATGCCATTGCCAAAGCCCGTCAACCATTTTAAATTTAAGGGCTTTTATTGTGTTTTCGTAGCTCTTATCGTTTTGGTCAATAAAGTCAGCGGCAGCAATAAAACTGGCTGTTTTTATTTTGTTAGTCGTTAACCCTTTACCATACTTCGCATTGATTAAATAATCATAAGCGCATAAAGCAGAATTACTACTATATGCACGTAAATCAGTGCGAGGGTCTAACACTTTTAAACCTTTGATGTCAGCACTTATGCGCGGCTCACCTTGCCACCAGTCTAACTTTTTATTTTGTTTTAGACGCACATACGCATAAGCTACGCCTTTTAACTGAGCTGTGGCTTTCCACTGTGGAAACTCACTGGTTAATGTTGTGCAAGGGCTTTGTGTGTCAGCCCCGTTAAAGCGTTCAATATAAAAACTATCTGGTTTTGTTTTGTTTATTTCGGTTTCAGATATATCGTTAAAAAACAACTCGCCAATTTCTTCAATTTCACCCACACTAAACACGCATACATAATGTAAATATTCATTTTGCGCACCACCTGCTTTATCGGTGGTCATTTTTAATACCTTAATACAAGGGGCTTGTTTAACAAAGCCGTAGATGATGGGCACACCTTTATTTGTGCCTGTTTGTTGAATATTAATACCATCTGGTTTTGGCGGCTCAGGAATTAACCAACCTGTTATTTTTTTCCACGTTTTAGACAACCAACCCATTATTTACTACCCCATTTATATTCTTTGCTTGCTTCTGCGGCAAAATCAAAGCCTGTGTCACCTGGCGCAAAGCGTTGTATGCTTGCAGGTGTTGTTCTCATGCCACCTTTTTGCTTCCAGTTAGCGAACTCGCTTGATATTTTTTGTTTGATAATGGCTTTGTCTTTGGTTGGATCATCGGTAATGTTAGGTGCACCATCAATAATCATGCTACTCATTGGTATTGGCATACCTGCAATAGAGTAATTGTTATTCAATATTGCCAGGCTAATATTAACCTCACGGCCATGCTGTGGTGTACCTAACAAGATAGCGACTAATGAAGGGTCAACAGCATCTAGCGTTAAATCTAAAGTGGATACGCGAATATCAATGTCTTGTTTGATTTTACCCATATTCAGTAATTGACCATTGCCTAAATAGTTATTGCCGTTGTAACTAATATCAAAGGCGGTATTGCATAAACAAACAGGCGTAGGGGTGCCGTTATTGGCCACAAAATTGAGCTTAATTAAAATAGCGCGCAAGTGATCTGTTTTAAGTGCTGCCAGTGTGTCAGCATGAAGCGTTCTCATACTAAAAAGCCTCGATGACTTTAAGTTTAAGTTTGGCTTGGTTATTTTTTTTACTTTTTAAAGAAGACACATCACCTTTATTGCGTACTGTAAATTTAAGACTGTTTACGGTCACCAATTCATTCATCACAACATGTTTAATTAAAGCGGGATAAAGCATAGCGGTGCTGCCATTTACATCTGACACTTGATAAACCTTGCTATGACCAACAAATTGCACAAAATCACCTGGTGCAGCGATAAAGTTACTAAGCACAACATCCGTTGTACCTACTGCATAAGCACTACTAGCTTTAACCGTGCCAGTAACAGCGCCATTCGGCGTGTCAAAAAGAGGCACCTGTAATTCAAATTTCTCATGCTCACCAACTGCATTTAAAAAAGCTGATAAAGCTCGTGCCATGGCCATATTGTGCCAAGCAGTAGATAACTCAAATTCAAAACGTTGCGCACCAGTGCTTGCTGCTATAGTTTTTAATGATTGCGCAGTATTAATATAAGCAGGGCTATTACTGCTTATTGATACATCGCTAAATTCAATAGAGGGGAATATTTTCATTTTTTACCTTTTTTATAATAAGCGTTAAGCTGCTTCACCACGATCTGCTTTTGCTTGTACCATCGCGTTATAAACCGCTTCATAATTTCGCTCGATTAGTTCAGCAATAACACTTTCATCAGCATTACCTTGAATAGTAATAGGTGAGCTAATACTGATGGTGTCGCCACCAGGCTCACTACTACCACCGTCAATTTCATTTAATTGTGTTTGATTGAACACACTGCCTTTGTTGCCGCCAAGTAAATAATTACGACCTTCAAAGGCAAGCACTTCGGGTTTATTACGCTCACCAAACTCAATAATATTGTTATCACCTATGTAGCCACCGCGCTCAAACCCAGGGGGTTGTTGTGCTTTTATTTGATTCACCTGCGCCATACCTGCCATAACTGCCGCTGCCGCTGCCGCTGCACCTAAAGCAGGGCCAACAATAGGTATAGAAGCTAAAGCAGCATAAGCACCAGTTGCCGCTTCATAGGTTTTGATTAACGCTTGGCCAATAGAGAACGCTTTATACATGGCAAAGGCTTTTTTACTTTGACCTGCCATGGCTTTAAACCCGTATTCACCAATACCAATTACTGCACTAGTTTTTTCTAGCTGGGTTTTCTTTTCAAAATTGGCAAACTGCATCAACGTGCCTTGCATGTCACCCGTATTGCGGGTTTTCATCGCCATTACAGCTTCGTTATGGGCGTATTCCTCCTCTTGCAACGCCAAGTTTCTCGCTTTAGCTGCAGCAATTTTATTTTCATCTTGCAAACCAATTAATGCACTTTCTTCAACCTGAAACCCACGAACAGCGGCAAGCTCTGCCGCTTGTTTGTCATGGCGTAGATTGTCGTCAAGTTCACGTTGTTGATTGGCATCTAAAGGAGTGTCATCAGTAGACGGCTTGTTTGGTTGGTTTTTTAATCGTTCCGCATTTTGCTTAATGAGTAAATCCAGCTTTGCTGCTTCATCAAGTAATTGTTGCTTTAACTTCTCATCTACACCCACCAAGGCACCATGCTCAATTTGGTATTGCAGTTGCTTTACCTTGCTGTGTTGATTAAACAAAGCCACCTGCTGCTTTAATGACGCCAACTGGCTAGCAGCGCTTTTCGACACTTTAGCGGCGGCGGCTTCTCTTACTTTTTCATCAGCAAGTATTGTCTGCTGAATAACTAGCGAGGCAATTAAACGTTTTTGACTACCAAGGCTAAGTAACTGCGCTTGTAATTGTGCCGAAAGGCGCTGGGCGGTTAGCGACTGGCTCCCTTGGGTATTCGCTACTTGCACATAAGCATTTTTAATAACTTCTATTTGTACGATAAGTTGCGCTTGCTTGTCATAAGCTTGTTGTAAATGGTTCACTGGCGCGGCAGTTTTGTTGGCTAACTCACTCGCCGAGGTAGCAAGATGCTTATTGGCCAAGGTTAACTTATCCGTAGCGGTTACCGAGGCTTCAATGGTGTCGGGAGCAAATACGTCATAAAGCAACATGCCAGCGCTTATCGCTAAACCAATAGGACCTAATGCAGTACGCAATGCTAAACCTAAGCCGCGAGTTGCAATAGCAGCAGTGGTCATTTTGGTGCCTGTAGTTTTAACTACTTGCCCTAATGCATTGGTTTGAATTTTAGCTTTAGCAGCATGAGCCGTTTGTTGTGAAAGCGATTGAGCAAAAGATACTGATGCTACCCCAGCGGCAAATAGATTAATTTTAAATTTGCTTAATAGTGCTAAAGCGGCAACCGAGCCACCAATAGCCGTTAACGTTGCCACTATATTTTGTAATTCACTCGCGTCCATAGCGTCAAGGGTCTCAGACACACTTACCAAGGCATTCGCTAAGCCCTGAGTTAAACCCGCGCTTTGATCTAATTTTGACAAAGCAGCATCAAAGCTAGTACTGGCTTGTTGACCTGCTCTATCGAGTGATAGGGCGATGCCGTCAAAATCGGTGGCTACTTGTTTGCTCTGGCTTAAAATAACGTTAAAAACGTCTTTCGATAACAACTTGCCAGCCAGTACCGTTTCACGTAATTCACCTTTGGTTTTGCCTAACCCTTTAGCAATACGGTTAGCCAGCTCAGGAATATTCTCTAATATGGAATTGAATTCTTCAGCACGAACAATGCCGCCACTCATCGCTTGGCTCAACTGCAACAAACCGTTTTTCATTGACTCGCTAGAGCTACCACCTATAACCCCAAGTTTTTGCACAGTATCAACCAGTTGCAACATTTGGCTATTGGTTGCACCTAAGTCTTCTCTTGAGGTTGCCATGTTTTGAAATAGTGCCACGGTAGCTTCAAGCTGTGCGCCATTTTTTTGCGCAATAGCGAACAACTGCTGGTTAACAACAACAAAATCACCCGTATCTTTGGTGGCGGTTTTAATGCGCTGGGTAAGTACATTAAATTTATCGGCGCGGTTAATAGCGTTTAAACCTGCTGATATAGAAAGAAAACTAGCACCCATAACATGCACACGAGCAACCAACCCCCCTAAACTCAGCTCAGCACTTTTGCTATTTTTAGCTAACGTTTTAGCGCCAACACCTGCCTGCGTTAGCCCAGAGTAAGCAGTTTTACCCGCTTTACCAGCATAACCCAGCTGCTGATTAAGTCCACGGGTTGATTCTTCAACCTTACGCACATCATCAACAACAACTTTACTGCCTTTGGTGCTTAACTTGATTGCTAGGTTTAATTGGCTCATACTTGCCTTATGAAAGTTTATTTTTTATTACTGTTTTTAGGGATTATTTCCCCCGTACTTATTGCTGAGCCGCCTTGGCATTCAGTAGCGCTGTTGGTGTCGGGTATTTGTGTTGCTATTACCTTGCTCTTTGCGCTGTTTTTTCCAAAAAGCCTTTTTAACCCTGATTAACTCGCTTACTTACTTCTTTACTCATCACCCGCAAACCGTTAAATTCTTCCTTTTTGTATTGCCGGGAACTTAATTCGCTTTCGGCTTTTACCTGCAGTAAATCAAGCCCTAAGCACGCGCCATTTTGGCTATAGCGCATTAAATCACTGACTTCACACCACCAACTAACTATCGGCCAGTTTTGGGGTAATACCTCAACCACCTGAGCCTGCTTTAATTCATCAATGAGTTGCTGTGGTGCGCCTTGTTTTTCCATGTCCGTATACGTTTGATTTTCAATTAAATCAGGCGCTGCCCATCCTTGGGCAGCTGCTTTTAGTTTTTTATTAAAGCACTGTCGGTGGTTGCGGTGCCTGAAATTGCTCCCATGTAAGCGCGAATAAAACCAGCACGTACATAAGGGTATTGCAATAAAGCGTTAATATTCTCTTGATTAAAAGCAAGTTCACCGTCATTTTCATCTAATAGCTCACGCCAACCTTTAACTAAGGTAGTCAGTAAAATACTGTCGCCTTGCTCTGCAAGTTCATCAAATTTGTCTTGGCTAACTAACTCAAATTGAATTTGGCATTTATGTTCCGTTGTTAGGCCGCCATCGGCAGGTTCATTAATGGTGACTGGCCACCAAACGATGTTCGATTTTTTTAGTTTAAACATGGATTAACGTCTCTTTAAATAAGGTTTAAAAACGAGATCCCCGATTAATACACCACGGGGATGACGGATTAATTGATTTACATGAAGGTGAATTTAAGTTCGTCATCACCTGCACTGGTGGGAATAAGCACTAAATCCATTTCTAATGACGTTGTACCTTCGTTGTCACCATATTTTGGTGCACCTAGTTGCACATTAGGGCAGTCAATTTTACAAATAAGGCCAGCTACTTGACCGTGCTGAATAGTTAAGCTGCCTACCACATCATTTTTAGCGTCTAAGAAAAAGTTATGCTCATCTAGGTTAGGTGCTTCAATACTGACGCTACCGCTTGATTTTCTGTCACTTAAATCAACACTTGCCGTGGTTAATGTTTCAATGTATTTAACCTCTTGCCCTACATCAAAAGACAAGCTGTAAGGTTTGGCTGCATAGCCTAATAAACTAAAGCCCGTAGTAACACCGACACCTAACGGGGTTGGTTTTTTAAAGGCTGACCAATCGCCTTGTGGGGCAACAATTTTGGCTGGGTCTTCCCAAAGGCCAATAAAGTTAAATTCTAAATACGGAATGCCTTTTTCAAAGCTTGATTTAACATTACCGCGTGCGCCAATGAGTTTGTGCAAGTTATCAGACATGTAAAAATACAAGCTTGCACTTTCTGCATTTTCACTTACTGGCACATATTCAACACTGGTACCCACACTGATAATTTCAGCTAAACCACAAGCTCGTAATAAATCTTTATAGGCAGGAGCTGTTCCTGCTGTGCCGCTGCCTTGATGCTCAATTTTAAAACTAAGTGATACATGAGCGCCTGATGTGATCGTTTCACTAGCCCCTAAAAAAGGCTTAACCAAATCACGATCAATACTTTCGGCTTCCATTGCCGTTAGCTCAACATCTTTTACTAACATGGCATTGGTTGCACCAGGCGTTGAATCAACACCGTAAGTCGCTTCTATTTTGGCAAGTAAAGTTTTTTGTCTAAATTTCATTATTTAGCATCCTTTTTTTGTTCAGGCTCAGCTTTAGGCTTAGTTTGATTAACCAAGGTGACTTTGCCTGTTTTAGGATCTTTGGTGTAACTGCCGCCTTGGCGTTTGTTTAATGGCTTTACGTTAGGTAATTGCTTGCTCATTGGTTTGCCTCTTCAAAATGT